AACACGAAGCGGTAGCCTTCGGCTACGGCGGAAGATCACTCATCACCGGATATTGATATGCCGCTCGAACTCAAGTCCAAGCTCGACCTCGATCGCCTGATGCGCGAGCCCAATCTCGTGCCCCTGTTGGACGAGAAAGATGTGCAGGCCATCGGTGCCTGGGCCGCTGCCGGCTACACCCAGGACTTGAACTCCCGTGTCGAGTGGAGCACCCGACAGGCGCAAGCCAACAAGCTGGCACTCCAGGTGTTCGAGGAGAAGACCTTCCCCTGGCCGGGAGCCGCCTCGGTCAAGTTCCCCTTGATCACCGTCGCGGCGTTGCAGTATCACGCCAAGAGCTATCCGGCTCTGGTGTCAGGCACCGATCTCGTCAAGTGCCGGGTGATCGGACTCGATCCGACCGGACAGAAGACCGCTCGCGCCGCTCGCATTTCCACTCACATGAGCTGGCAGAACCTGGAGCAGGACTCCGGCTGGGAGCAGGATCACTCCAAGCTGCTGCTGGTGCAGGCGATCGCCGGCTGCGCGTTCAAGAAGCGAGTCTACGAACCGGGTCACGCCAAGCAGAGCGGGCGCTTGGTCCTGCCCGAGAATATGGTGGTCAATTATTTCGCCACCAATCTCGAGGATGCACGGCGCTACACCCACACCTATTACCTCAATCACAACAACATCTACCAGCGCGAGCTCGACGGACGATTCAGTCCGGTCGAAACACAGCCGGAAGCAAGGACGGGCACTGAGCAGGAGCAGCAAGCACGCGACGAGCGACAGGGCATCACCCAACCGCAGAAGGACGACATCACGCCGTTCTTCACTGGTGAGCAGTATTGCTGGATCGACTTGGATGGCGACGGCTACGAAGAGCCCTACATCGTCACCTTCGACATCGCCACCAATGCCGTGCGCCGCATCGTCGCTCGCTTCCTCCCCGGCGGGGTCAAGAAGCGCGAAGAGGATGTCTACAAGATCACACCGATCAAGGTGTTCGTAAAGTACGGGTTCATTCCGAGCCCGGATGGGGGCTTCTATGACCTCGGACTTGGTTCCATCCTGGGACCACTCAACGAAACCGTCAATACCACTATCAACCAGATGCTGGATGCTGGGACCATGGCGACGTTGGGAGGTGGATTTCTCGGTCGCGGATTTAAGGGCAAAGGAGGGGCGATCACCTTTCAGCCCAACCAATGGTATCCCGTTGATGCTCCAGGAGATGACATCCGCAAAAATGTTCTTCCGCTACCTGTCCGCGAACCGAGTCAAGTATTGTTTCAGTTGCTGGGGCTCCTGCTGCAATACGGAGAACGCATTGTCTCAGCTACCGAACTTCAGATGGGTGAGAATATCGGACAAAACACTCCCGCTGAGACAGCTCGCACCATGAATGAAAACGGAGCGAGAATCTACAACGCGCTCTACAAGGGAACGTGGCTGTGCATGAGGGAAGAGTTCCGCATCCAGTTCGAGCTTAATTCGCTATATCTTGATGTAGATCAAGACTATACGGAATTAACGTCGGGTCAGGGAGCGATGATTTCCGCCGAAGATTACGTCGGACCATCGCTCGATGTGCGTCCCGCTGCGGACCCGCACGTCGTGTCGGACGAGCAGAAGATTCAGCAGGCGCGGATCGTGTTCCAGAACTCGCTGCAGGTGCCGGGACACAACCGCTATCAGGCGACCAAGCGGCTCTACGAGTCGATGAAGATCGCCAACATCGACCAGATTCTACCACCGCCGCAGGGACCGGGGCCAGACGGCAAGCCGCAACCACTGCCCGATTTCCCGCCCATGCCCAACCCGAAGATGATGCGGGCGCAACTGGATCAGCAGGAATTCCAACTCGAGGTAGCGCGGTTCAAGGCCGAGCAGCAGCAAACAAAGATAGAGCTCCAAATGGAGGTGCAGAAGAATCAGGCCGAGATTATGAAGCTCTACGCCCAGGCGGAGAAGTTCATGGCCGAGGCCAAGGGCGTGGACGTAGGGCACCAGATAGCAATTGTCGAGGCGCAGATCGGCGCCTTGAAGACTCGCAACGAGGGTCTGCTGAAGGCGCTGTCGATCATCCAGAAGGAAACAGAAGGAGACAAGGGTGGAGCTAAACGGCCCGGAATGGGAGCAATGGGCGGGACAGGAGCAGACGAAGGAGTTCCTCAAGTTCCTGGAGGAAACGGTGCAGCAGGCACAGCAGGACTGGCTCAACCGGCGCTATGAGGATGAGAGCCCGCACAAGTGGGCGGTTCTCAACGCGGCGGCGCTGGCGGTGGCTGGCTTTGCCGAAGAACTCAGGAACGTCATCGAAAATATAGGGAAGAACGACCATGCACAATGATTCGGGATTGACGGTCACCGGCGATAAAGTGCTGGTGAAACCATTCAAGGTGGAAGAGAAGACCGCTGCCGGCATCGTCTTGCCGCAGATGAGTCAGGACAAGGAGCAGATGGCCCAGCAGATGGGAACGTTAGTCGACTGGGGCTCGCTCGCCAAGAAGTCGCCCGAACTCGAGGGCATTCAACTGGGTGATGCCGTGCTCTTCCCCAAGTACCAAGGGGCGGAATTCCCGGTTGACGGGGTCCGTTACTGGGTGCTGCGTTCATCGAGCATCCTCGGCAAGGCCACGCGCCTGCCCGACTATGTGTTGCGCGGAGCCGACTCCTCGCTGCAGGTTTTTGGGACCAATGAGGTGAAGGCGGCTTAGGAAAATCCCTAGGAAAACTCCTAGGAATTGACATTTAGAACCTACAGGACTATACGGGATCATCATGCCCCAACCACAACAGGTAGATCCGAACGCGGGAAAAGCCCCAGAAAATGAGTTTCTGGATCTCAATCCACCGCAAATCGAAGAAGAAACACCTGAAATCGAGGCGCAGCCCGAAGCGCCCAGCGAGGATGCCAAAGCAGCAGAAGTCGAGGCCCGCAGCAACGGCTGGGTGTCCAAGGATGAGTGGGTAGAAAACCACGGCAGCGAAAAAGGCTGGAAGTCAGCCGAGGATTACGTCGATTTCCGGCGAAACTTCCTGCCGATTCTGTCCAAAGAGAACAAGGAACTCCGCAAACAAGTCACCGAAATGGCGACCAAGCTCGCGGAGCGCGAGCGACGGGAGCAGGAAGCCGAGGCAACGCTGGCACGGGAGCGACTGAAGTATGAGCTCAAGGCTGCACGCGAGGATGGTGACCGCGATCGTGAAGACGAGATCATCGACAAGATGCTTGATCTCAAGGTGGCAGCGAAGACTGCGCCTGCGGCCCCGGTTGCGCCGGCAGTCAATCCCGAAGTCGAGCGCGAAGTCCTGGACTTCCAGGCGCGTAACCCCTGGTTCAACACTGACCATAAGTTGTCGCGTGTGTTTACCGCGCAGGTGGGTGCCCTCAAGCAAGCCGATCCGGCGATGGGTGTGACCGAGGTACTGAACGAAGCCAAGGACATCGTGCGCCGGATGTATCCGGAAAAGTTTCCTTCGGGACGGCGTACCGCCATGGCCGAGGCCGGTGGCGAGTCGAATGCCACCCGCGTCAACGGCCAGCGGTCATGGGCCGATGTCAAGCCGGAGTATCGTGAGGCTTACAACGACCGATACTTTGAGATGAATCCAGAGATCAAGCGCGAGAATGTGCTTCGCCGCTTGCCTGCCGACGCATTCAGGAGATAGCCGTGCCCAGAAAAGGTGAACCGCATCCGCTGAAAGGCATTCCCCGCTCGCAGTGGGGACTCGCCAAGGGCGAAGATCCCGCACCAGAAGTCGGTGTAGTGCCAGAAATTCCGCAGGTGATCTCCGCGCCGGAAATCGCGCCGCAGCCGGAACCCCAATATCCGAAGCTCGATCCACAGTCGCCGCCGCCGAACCTCTTTTCCGGCAACGTCGCGCGGCTGACGCTGATCGGCAGGGATGGTTCGCTTACCGATCCGGTTCCAGGCTTCGCCACCCGTTGGTTCAACGACGAGAACGGCGATCAGACACGCACAGGGCCGCGCATTCAGATGGCGCTCCGCAGCGGATGGGTATTCATAGAACGTGATGAAGTAGCTTTGAATGAGGGCTTGGTGCCACTCAATGTCGATCTAGGAAGCCACGTCAGGGAAATAGTTGGGAAGCAACAGAATGGTAGCCCGCTCTTCGCCTACGCAATGAAGAAGCCGCAATGGCTCTTCGATCTGCACAGCAAGGAGCGCGAGGACAACGTCAACGCAAGAATCGAGTCTTCGCTACGGGCTGGAAGGAGCGACAAGCTCCCAGCGGACAAGCAATACGCCCGCGACATTTCGATCGACACCAAACTCTACCGTTAGGAGAACTTGAATGGCGAACCAAAACAAGCCGTTCGGGCTCGCCCCCGTGCGAAACATCAGCGCGTCTAAATTCAATGAGGCGGGCACCCGGTATTACATTCCTTCCACCGATACGCTGGCGTATTACATCGGTGACGTTGTTATCTCCGCCGCCGCTGGTGATGCAAACGGTGTGTGTGGAGTGATCAAGGATGCAGCAGGCACATCGACCGAACGCGGCGTCATCGTCGGTGTCGAGGTTTCCAACGTCAATGGCGTCAGCCTTATCGGCACCGCTCTGTCGCTGGAGAACACTGCCGCCCCGGCGGTCAAGCTCAAGGACTACTACGTCTACGTCGTCGATGATCCGGACGTGCTGTTCTCGGTGCAAGGCGACCTGACTGCGACCAATCAGGTAGCAACCAAGGTGAACAACAACTCATCGTTGACGATCACCGCTGGCGCAACGTTAACGTCCTGTTCCGGAACGGTGATCAACTCTTCGACCATCGCGACGACGGCTGCACTCAATGTGAAGCTGATGGGTCTGTTGCAAATTCCGAACAATGCCTTTGGCGCCTACTCCGTGTGGCAGTGCAAGATTAACCAACACGAGTTGATGGGCGGCACGGCCGGCGTCTAAAGGAGATCAATCATGCCCGGTGGCGTAATCACAACTGGTTCCAACCCCAAACTTCTGTGGCCGGGGCTGCAGGAGGTTTTCGGTATCGCTTACAACGAGCACCCCAAGACTTATCCGAAGCTGTTCAGCACCGTCAAATCGGATAAGAACTACGAGGAATATGTCGGCTACGCCGGCACCGGCCTCGGTCAACTGAAGCCGCAAGGCCAATCGGTTGCCTACGACTCGATGCAACAGGGCTTCACCACGCGGCTGACCAACGCCTCGTATGGCTTGGGCTACATCTGCACCGAGGAAGAGATCGACGACAACCTGTATCCGAAGATCTCCAAGGGTCGGACGCGGGCACTGGCGTTCTCGATGCTGCAAGCCAAGGAACAGAACCTGCATCTGATCTACAACCGCGCATTCACGGCGGGCTATGTCGGCGGCGACAACGCCATTCTCTGCACCACGTCGCACAACAACGTGTCGGGCGGTACCTACGCCAACGCGCCGGTCACGCCTGCCGACCTGTCCGAAGTTGCGCTCGAAGATGCGCTGATCGCTGTCGCCGGTATCCAGGACGACAAGGGTCTGTTCATCAACGTGCAGTGCAAGGGGCTGATCGTTTCACGGCAGGACTTCTACAACGCCGTTCGCATCGTGCATAGCACCTATCAATCCGGCACGGCGCACAACGACATCAACGCCATTCAGTACGAAGGTATGCTGCCCGATGGCATCATCCAGTCGGTCTACCTCACCCAGCCGCACGCATGGTTCCTGCGTACCGACTGCGGTGGCGACGGCCATGGGATGATCTACCAGGAACGCAAGGGCATCCAGTTCTTCAACGACAACGACTTCGACACACGCAACATGAAGGCGGCGGCGGTGGAGAGATACACGGGTGGGTGGGACAACCCGCGAGGCATCTATGGGGTGAACGGACCCTGACCGGGAGTAATTGGCCCTTGATGGGTGGGGTTCTTCCTCTGGGCTCCACCCATCTATTTCGGAGATTGACATGGCGAACAGAAAGTTGCGTGGCGAAATGCCTGGTGCGCCGGCAGGTGGCGGCAAGGGCAAGAAGAAGATGAAGAAGAAGATGAAGAAGGAAGCGATGAAGTAGCGCGGCTTCTTTCTCCGCGTAATGCGCCGATGTCGGGCGTGCTCTAACCACGAGTGTTACAGGAGAATGCAATGGCACAATGGTCATCCCCCCCGTCGCGGTTCCTTTCCGGGCTGTCGACTGAGCCGCGCAAGTCGGCGCTGGGCAATTTCCCGTTCCCGAATCCGTTCCAGGCGAACGTCTACGCGAACGACTTCAACACCTATGCTGCTGCCGACTGGACGGTCACTTCGACCGGCGGCGGAACGTCGGCTCTAGCAGCCGTCAATGGTGGCGCCCTGCTCCTGACGACCGGTGCAACGTCGTCGAATGATCAGGGCAATCGGCTGAATCCGGCATCGTTTGCGATCACAGCGGGATATCAGGCATGGTTCCTCGCCAACGTCACCATGGTCGATACGACGCTGCCGAACTTCGTCATCGGCATGACGGCGGGAACTCCAGGTGCAGTGACTGCAGGGATCTACTTCACCAAGGCCACGGCCAATCAGACCGTCAGCGCGGTGGTTCGCAATGCGAGCACCTCGTCGACGATCACCAACATCGCTACCTTGCCGACGGCGGCAGCGATCACGCCGGCTGTGCCTAGCTTCTCACTGGGCTGGTACTACGACGGTCTGCCGACTCCGACGTTGTATTTCTTCGCCTCGCCGGCTATCGCTACCTACACGGCAGGCGTGCTGACGGCCCCATCGGCATTCTCTGGGATGGCATCTCCGGGTGGCGTGTGCGTGGCAGCGGCGAGCAATGCTTCTGGGTATTCGGCGCCGAACGTGCTCACCAATATCCCGACGGTGAATATTGCTCCCGAGTTCTACGTCGTG